TAAATATATAACAAACAGCCTTACCATACATTAAAGGAGAATAGAAATGGCAGATAAATCAACATTAGAAGAGATGCTAGAGCATCTTGTTAATGAAAACACAGAGAAAGCAGAAGAATTATTCCACGAATACGTGGTTGCTAAATCTCGTGACATTTATGAAAATTTAATCCAAGAAGAAATGGAAGATGAAGAAGTTGACGAAGCATCTGAAAAAGATGAAGATGAGTCAGTTGACGAAGCATCAAAAGACGATGACGCAGAAGAAGATAAAGTAGATGAATCTTCAGATGACGAAGAAGTTGAAGAATCTTCAAAGGATGAAGAAGTAGACGAAGAATTTGAAGAAGTTGCTATCGAAGGCGACGACGAAGACGAAATGGATGCTATGGGCGGTGACGAAACTGATGATTTAGAAGCAGACGTTACAGGTGACGACGAAGGCGAAAAAGAGCCAGAAGAGTTATTCCAAGACCTAGATTCAATTGTTGACGAATTACAAGCAAAGTTCGATGAAATCAAAGGCGGCGACGAAGAAGGCGCTGATGATATGGATATGGGTGATGAAGAAGACAAAGAAGAAGAAATGTTTGCTCCAGAAGCCACTGAAAAAGACGAACTTGAAACAATGCGTGAGTATGTTGAAAAAGTAGCAGGCGGACACGGCGCTGAGAAAAAAGGTGCTGCTGAAGGTGCTGACAACAAGAAAAGCGTTGTTGACAATATGAAAAACGATATGGGCGGTACTACTGCTAACATCGCTAAAGGCGGTGAAGGTTCTGAAAAGAACGACGGTGGTTTAGCAGATATTAACGCTAAAGAAGATAATGCTGGTAATGTTAACGTTCCAGGCGCTAAAAATGCAACTAAGATGTCTAATGAAAAAGGACACGGTGCAGAGAAAAAAGGCGCTGCTGAAAACGCTGACAACAAGCAGTCAATTTTCCGTGGTCGTAGATAATAGAGGAGACTAAGGTTGAAACATCAACTAGCAGAACATCTGAGCTTCGATCAGGCTAAGATCGTCCTTGAGCGTGATGAAGGCGAGAATGGCAAGACATTGCACCTAAGTGGTATTTGTATCCAAGGTGACATTCGTAATGCTAATCAACGCATTTATTCTTCTAAGGAAATTGATAGGGCTGTCAAGACGCTCAACGAGCAGATCTCTGGGGGGTATTCAGTGCTAGGAGAAGTTGATCATCCTCAAGATTTACGTATAAACCTCGACCGTGTATCTCATATGATTACTAATATGTGGATGGACGGTCCTAACGGCTACGGAAAACTTAAAATGCTTCCTACTCCAATGGGCCAATTAGTTGGCACTATGTTGGAGTCGGGAGTGAAACTAGGCGTAAGTAGTCGCGGCTCTGGAGAAGTTGACGGAGAAGGAAACGTACACGGTTTTGAAATCATTACTGTAGACGTAGTAGCCCAACCATCCGCACCCGGAGCATATCCAACACCAGTTTATGAACACCTTATGAACGAAAAAGGTGGTTATCAGGCATTTAAAGTAGCACAAGAAGTTAAAGGCGATCCACAGGCACAACGTTACATAGCAGAGAGCTTGAAAAATTTAATTCAAGGTCTTAAATCTTAAGGAGAATCACAAATGTTAGATTTCGTTAAACAGTTATTTGAAAATAACGTGATTTCCGAGGAAACTAAGTCGGAGATTGAATCCGCTTGGGAAAATGCTATTCAAGAAAACCGTGACCAGGTTTCTACACAATTACGTGAAGAGTTTGCTCAAAAGTATGAGCACGATAAGAGCGTGATGGCCGAAGCAGTAGAGAAGATGTTAGCCGACAGAATTCAGGCTGAATTATCTGAGTTTGCTGAAGATCGTCAAGGACTTATTGAAGCAAGAGCCAAGTATGCAAGTAAAATTAAGAATGATTCTAAAGCAATGGAATCATTTGTTCTTAATAACTTGAAGAAAGAACTTGCTGAACTACACGAAGATCGTAAAGGCGTAGCAAACAATGTTGCTAAGTTAGAATCTTTTATCGTGAATTCACTAGCAAAAGAAATTGCAGAATTCCACGCTGATAAGAAAGATCTTGCTGAAACTAAAGTTAAACTTGTTAGAGATAGCAAGGCTAAATTTGAAGCAATTAAGAAAGACTTTGTTGCTAAATCAGCAGAAATTGTCAAAGAGACAGTCAAGAAAGGACTGACTACTGAGATGAAGCAGTTAAAAGAAGATATCGACGCAGCACGTAAAAACGATTTTGGTCGCAGAATTTTTGAAAGTTTCGCAAGCGAATATGCTGCTAGCCACCTTAATGAAAAATCTGAAACAGCAAAACTTCTTAAAGTTGTAAAACAAAAAGAAGAAGCAGTTAAAGAAGCCGAAGCGAAAGCAGAGGAAGTTGAGAAGTTAGTAGAAAGTCGTGAAGCAGAAATTGCTCGTATGAAAGATAGCGCAGCACGTAAGGAAGTGATGGAAGAACTTCTAACACCACTTGCGAAAGAAAAGCGCGAAGTTATGAGTGAACTTTTAGAATCTGTTCAGACTAACAAATTACACGCTACATTTGACAAGTACATTGGCGCCGTTATGGATGGTAATGTACCAGCGAAGAAGGCGTTGACAGAAGGCAAAGAAGTTACAGGCGATAAAGAAACACAGGCACCGATCAGCAGTGGAGAGAAAACTGCTGAGATTTTTGACATCCGCAGGCTTGCGGGACTAAAAGTTTAAGGAGAACAAAAATGTCACAACTATTAGAGTCACGCTGGTCAGAAACCAAAGATGCACTTTTAGAAGGGCTTCAAGGTAACAAGCGTTCTGTTATGGCAACGACTCTGGAAAATACCCGTAAGTATTTGTCAGAGAGTGCTACAGCAGGTGCAACTTCTGCCGGCAACGTCGCAACATTAAATCGCGTCATTTTACCAGTAATCAGACGTGTTATGCCAACCGTTATTGCTAACGAGTTAGTTGGTGTACAACCAATGACTGGACCAGTTGGCCAAATCCACACTTTACGTGTAAGATACGCTGACGACTTCACTTCTAGCTCAGGCACTAGTGCTACAGCAGGTGAAGAGGCATTATCGCCATTTAAAATTGCTGAAGGTTATTCAGGAAATGATGACATCAAGGCTGGTTCTACTGCATCACTAGAAGGTGAGGCTGGAAACAGATTGTCAATTCAAATCTTGAAGCAAACTGTTGAAGCGAAAACTCGTAAGTTATCAGCTCGCTGGACTTTCGAGGCTGCACAGGATGCACAGGCTCAGCAAGGTATCGATATCGAAGCAGAAGTTATGGCTGCATTAGCACAAGAAATTACTGCTGAAATCGACCAAGAAGTTATTACTTCTCTTAACACACTAGCAGGTACTGCTGCCCTTACATACGATCAAGGTGCTGTTTCTGGTACTGCAACTTTCGTTGGTGATGAACACGCTGCACTAGCAGTTCAAATCAACCGTGTTGCTAACTTGATTGCACAACGTACACGTAGAGGTGCAGGTAACTGGGCTGTTGTTTCACCAACAGTATTAACTCTGTTACAATCTGCAACAACTTCAGCGTTTGCAAGAACAACTGAAGGTACTTTTGAAGCACCAACTAACACTAAGTTTGTAGGTACTTTGAACAGTGCAATGCGTGTATACGTAAACGGCTATGCTACATCAGACGATGTACTAGTTGGCTACAAAGGTTCATCAGAATCAGATGCGGCAGCGTTCTATTGCCCATACATTCCGTTAATGTCATCTGGTGTTGTACTTGATCCTAGCTCTTTTGAGCCAGTAGTGAGCTTTATGACAAGATATGGTTATGTTGAGTTATCAAACACAGCATCATCTCTTGGTAATGCGGCAGACTACTTGGGTAAAGTAGCGGTTACAAGTGCAAACTTACGTTTTGCGTAATCATTAACACTTTACAGTGTTTAAAAGGGCGGC